CCAGGATCAGGCAAAACAACTTTGACAGAAGCATTTACACACGATTGGAGAGACAGCGCTAACCATGAAGATCCAATCAAATTCAGAACCCACCATACCCCGCATGGGGACGCACTCTCACTTGGCTGGCTCAGACCAGCATTTGGCGGAACAGACACGCTTGGCAATACGGCGATACTTAGTATTGAACCGTGGTTACCAGGGATCGCCAAAGACTATTCAATCATCTACGGGGAAGGCGACAGACTAGCCAACTCACGTTTTTTTGATTTGTGCAAGGGCATTGGAGAGTTTCACCTGTTTTATCTCAACACCGAGCCTGCACTGTGCGCTGAGCGTAGGGCGCAAAGATCCTTATTGACAGGTAAGACACAAAACCCTACTTGGGTCAAAGGCAGAGAGACTAAGCACAGAAACCTAGCAATGACGTATAAGGCGTTTGAGATCCCGTCAGGACTTACACCGCAAAGTGGCGCAGATCTAATGCGTAATGTAATCTTTTCCTGATGAATAGGAAACGTACATGAGAAAGACACCTTCGCCAGAGCAGATAGACAAAGAAAAGAAAGTGCTGGAGTTAAAGCGTTCAGGGGCTACTTGGGACGCTATTGCTGAGGTGACTGGGTATGCAAACGGCTCAGGCGCGTTCAAGGCTTACCAAAGAGCAATGGTGCGCACGTTGCAGCAACCAGCACAAGAGTTACGTGACGCTGAGATAGATCGCTTAGACCGATTACAAAGGGCGTATTGGTTTGAGGCAATAGGCGATAGAGATAACCCACCAGTACACAAGTCAGCAGAAATTGTTTTAAAGATTATTGACAGGCGCGCAAAGTTACTTGGGCTAGACGCACCAACCAAGATCCAAGCAGAGGTGGTTACGTATGACGCAAGCGGAATTGACGCAGACATTGAACGAATTGCCTATCAACTCAGAGGAATGGATACGGGCGTCACGCTGGCGCTGGAAGAAGGAACAAGCCAGAACGGAACAGTTACCGCCTGAAGGTGATTGGAACATTTGGTTGTACATGGCGGGGCGCGGTGCAGGCAAAACACGCACTGCTGCGGAATGGTTAGCGTGGGAAGCAGTTAGCCAACCAGCAACACGTTGGGCAATAGTTGCACCTACCTACGGTGACGCGCGAGATACCTGCGTTGAGGGGGAGTCAGGAGTTCTGGCTATCCTGAGACGATACAAAGCGCTCAAAGATTGGAACAGATCACTGGGTGAGATCTTGTTGCATAATGGATCGCAGATAAAACTATTTTCAGCAGACAAGCCTGATCGGTTTCGTGGTCCACAGCATCACGGTGCTTGGTGTGACGAGTTAGCAGCGTATAGATACAGTGACGCGTGGGATCAGTTGCAGTTTGGTATGCGACTAGGAGACAAGCCACGCATTGTTGTAACCACAACACCCAGACCTACTGCGCTGATTAGATTATTAGCAGGGCGCAATGACGGATCAGTAACAATCACGCGTGGATCTACTTTTGATAATGCTGCCAACCTTGCACCTTCAGCGCTATTAGAACTTGAAGCCAGATACGCAGGCACCAGATTAGGGCGCCAAGAGTTGTTTGGCGAGATCCTGGACGATGTTGAGGGCGCATTGTGGACACGTGGACTAATTGAGCGAAACAGGCTTCAGAAGGCTCCAGCCATGGCAAGGATAGTTGTGTCAATAGATCCCGCAGTGACTAATACTAAAGATAGCGATGAGACGGGAATTGTTGTGTTGGGATCTGACGCGCAAGGACATGGGTACGTGTTGGGTGATTACTCATTCAAGGGTTCACCGTTGGATTGGGCAAGCAAAGCAGTGTCAGTGTTTGACGAGTGGAAAGCAGACTCAATCTTGGTTGAAGTAAATCAGGGCGGTGACATGGTGAGTGCAGTTTTGAAACAAATCCGATTAGGGCTACCGATAAGAGAAGTGCGAGCGCACGTGGGTAAACGATTGAGGGCTGAGCCAGTTGCAGCAATGTATGAACAGGGACGTATTCACCACATTGGAGAGTTCGCCAAACTTGAAGACCAGATGACGGTGTGGACACCTGACGACCCAGACTCACCAGACAGGATTGACGCAATGGTGCAGGGGTTTGCGGATCTGTTAGGCACGCAGAACGTTATGAATTACTTTAACGCTATTGCTAACTTTTGTCCTAACTGCAACCTACCCAACCCCAAGTCTTCGCCAGTGTGCTTGAAGTGCGGAACCGCTATCATTACACCAGCCGTAGGTTAAGGGCTGCCAACAAGGGAGATACACGTGGGTTTATTAGACCGTATCGCAGAACAAATCGCAACAGCAATTGAAAAACGAGCATTACCAGCAGGCGCGGTAACAATGTCGGAACAAGACATGCGCAACGGATCTATCGGACAGTCATACGGCAACAATGTGCCTTTGGGACGCCAAGCATTTATGCCTGTTGCGTTTGGTCCAGGTGTGCCGATTACTCCAGGGGCAATCAATCCACTGCGCGATGACGGGCGACCAGATCCACGGCGCTACGAATACCAAGTTGCACAAAACATTAACATTACTGAGACAAAACTAATTCCATTCAAAACACTACGCGCCTCAGCAGATCAAATTGACATTATTAGACGTTGCATTGAAGTTACAAAAAGCAAACTTGTTGGATTGGATTGGGACATTGTCCTAGCAGCAGACGCGTCAGAAAAGATTGCAGCAGAGTCAGGTGGAGATCACGTACGTGCTATGGCTAAGGCGCGTCAAAAATACACTGATGAGATTAACCGCATACGCACATTTTGGGAAAACCCAGACCCAAGCAACGGTTTAACATTCTCAGACTGGCTGATGATTGCAGCAGAAGAAACACTTGTGTTAGACGCACTTGCAATTTGGCCTCAGCGAACAGTTGGTGGAGATCTTTACGGGTTCCAGATCCTTGACGGCTCAACTATCAAACCAATGCTGGACGATAGAGGTATGCGACCACAAGCACCTGACGTTGCTTACCAACAGATCCTTTACGGGTTCCCGCGCGCTGAGTTTACTGCAAACGATGACGACCCTGCTGCTGACGGTGAGTTTACTAGCGATGATTTGGCTTACCTAGTTCGCAACCGCAGAGCAATGAGTACCTACGGCTATTCACCAGTGGAACGTTCACTACCTTTGGCTGACATTTACTTACGCAGACAACAGTGGATACGCGCTGAATACACTGACGGCGTAATTCCAGATCTAATGTTCACAACCACAGCAGATTGGGGTAATAACCCTGACTTGCTACGTGCTTACGAAAACATTCTCAATGACGATTTATCAGGACAAACCGAGCAACGCAAGCGCGCACGTTTATTGCCTACTGGTTTAGTACCGATTACCAATGACGGTTACGGCGAGAAGTTTAAAGACACGCTTGACGATTATCTGGTGACGTCAATTTGCGGTCACTTTGGAGTTCAGCCAAGTGAGATTGGATTTTCACCAAAGGCTGGTTTGGGCGGTGCAGGATTTTCAGAGGGACAAGCAGAAAACGCTGAAGCACTGGGAATTGGTCCACTGTCAAACTGGATAAGCAAATCACTTACCAATCTTTCGTACACATTCTTGGGTATGCCGCGTGAACTTGAATTCAAACTCATGACAAGCAAGCGCATGGACAATGAAGAAAACGCGCGCAAAAACCAAATTGAGGTTACTTCAGGCGGTAAAACAATCAATGAACGTAGATCTGAAATGGGACTACCTTTGTTGGATACACCGCAAGCAGACATGCCTATCTTGATTAGCGGGGCAGGTATGTTCTTGTTCAGCCCTGACGGATTGATTAACGCTGCTCAACTCACAACAGCCCCAGCCTTAGAAGGATCTGAAGCAACTGCGATTGAAGAGCCAAATTCAGAGCCAAATTTAGAGCCAGAGATTGCAGAAACACCAGTGACGGTTGAGACTGTTAAAGAGGTTCAAGCCTTTATGAAGTGGGCAAAGAAAGGTGATCGTGGCAGAGACTTTGAGTTCAAGACAATTGAACCAATAGTTGCTGAAGCGCTGAACCAATGTGTGTATGACGGGGATTTGGATACTGCTAAGGCGCTTGCAAAGGCGTATCTGGCATGAGAGCAGGCGCACACAACGCAGATGTGCGCATAGCGGCAACCAACGCACGTAAGATCCAAGCAGCATTGCGGCAGGGGATTGACGCTAAGCGGGTACTTGCTGCTTATCGCAAAACTCAACCCAACGTGAGCAAAAACCCTGTTCAAGACAGAGCCAGAGCAAGAGCGTGGGCAATGCTCAACATGAGGATCAACAATGAGCCTTTGCTTGAAGTGCTGCAACGTACTTGGGCTGAGGGTTTTGTGTTAGGTGAAGCGTACGGTGATGACGAGATCCAGCGAGCGCGTGAGGCTAAGAAAGCAGCCTCAGATTACATTGACTGGGATAACTGGAGACCAGGTGACGCTGCAACGGCGACATTATTGCGACCACCCAAAGCATTTCAAGAGTTACTGGGCAGAGCGCGAGTCACAATCAAGGATCTTGACGTGACTGGGTACGACAGAGTGGGCACAGCGCTCGCCGATAGCATTGAGCAAGGCTTATCCGATACTCGCGCGGCAAGGCTAATCAATGACGCGATTGGATCTCCCAGCAGGGCGCTGACTATTGCTATTACTGAGACTAACCGCGCCATGTCGCAAGGTGCAATCACCCGTTATCAAGCAGCAAAGTTAGAGCAAATGGAGTGGTCCACCTCAGATCCTTGCCCAGAGTGCGCAATGAATAGTGGACAGGTCATTGACATAGGCGGCACATTCAGATCAGGGGCGCAAATGCCGCCTGCTCACCCACATTGTCGTTGCGCTTTGCTACCTGTCATTCCTGAGTTTGAGCCAAACGCAAACGGCGTAGTGGACATTGCGCCTATTACGGGCGAACCAATGCCTTATTCACTCAATCCGACAAAAATGACTAATACGTTTGAAGACAGATTTGGTCAGTTGCCAGAGGATCAAAGACTTATAGCAGAAGACGTTTTAAATAGAACGTACATAAACGTAGCAGCGCAACCTGTGCGTATTAATCTCAGCAAATCTTCATTAGAGGGAGTTGTTGAAGACGGGCGGTTTAAATCAGCGTACGAAAGACCTGGACCATTTGGGGGTTCAAAAAATCCTGACTCAGAATATATGCAACGCAGAATTGCAGTAGAAACTGAAGCAATGGGTATTCCTAAATCGGTAAAACCTGCTCAGCGACCAATTTACGGCAGTATTGCTGGCGAAGGAAACATGTACGGTGATATACAAGTGCAGTTAAAAGAAACGGTTAAGGGACGCACAACAATAACTTTGGGCGACTCATTTATTGAACAAAATCCCGTTTCTATCAAAGATGTTCTTGCAGGAAACGTGACCCGTGACGATTTGGCGCGAGCCTCATCATTGAGAAGCACGAACGGAACAAATGGGCGCGGGGGTATATCCAACTTTGTAAGACAAGGCATGGATCCAGAAGACGTTTCAAACATGTTCAAGAACG